CTGTCTTGATGAACTCTGTGGTAGAATGTCGAATTATTGTCCTTCATTCCCTTTAACTTATGAGAATAAACAAACTGAACTCCTTCATAAATTGCGGTTGCTTTTTCAATTTTATCTAAAATTCCTGTAGCAAACAATGCGTCTTTCTTTAAGATGCTGGAATGTGAAAAAGCGTAACTTTGACCTCTTCGCAAAGACGAACGATCTAGTTGTTGATAATGAGCCATATCACCAGATACAATATGTCCTATTGAATTGATGGCCTGAACTCTACTCCAGCTTAATTCTAAATTATGTTGCTCCATAAGATCTAATTGACTTTGGATTTTGTTCTCTGCCCATGCGTCATCGTAATGACAGAAAGCAACATACTTGGTTTCAAAATTTGACCATTGATCGTAGATTTTTTTCCAAATTCCGCCTCTTCGCATAAAGTAATACGGCTCGTATAGCTGAATATCAAATCCGGATTCCAGCATACACTCCATAGCTTCTTCGGATACATTATTATCCGAAGCAATAACAACTTTATATTTGTAAGAAGTTTTTTGATTTTTTAACGAGTTTAAACATGCTCTTAAATAATGAACAACGGGAGTTCCCGGAGTAGAAATACCCAAAGGAACAACTATAGTTAAATCATTCATACAAAATCCTTTTATCTTATAACACAAGGCAAATAATAATATGAGTTTTTTCTTCCATTTCCTGGAATATCATCTATAATTTTTGTATTTTCTTTTCCTATTTTATTTGAAAAATGATTAAATGTTCCGTGAAGACCATTCCCATCTATTTTTTCAAATTCATGTATACTTTGTATAAAAAGATTTAGAAATTTAAAAGGAAATGCAAAAAAATTATCACAAGTATAATGAAGATGATCCCATCCATCTTCATTAAATAAAACATTCATTTTATTGTAATCTAAACATATATCATTTATAGATTTGTTAAAAAGTATATCAAATCTAGTAGATATTACAAAATCTAAATTTTCACCATTGAGTTGTTGTAAGCTTTGTGCATAAGTTTTTTGCATAGTAGAATTAGAATAAGGAATTAATTGATATTTTTTAGGAGAATATTTATCAAATAAGTCTAAAATATATTCATGGTTATAAGTTGTTAAATATACATCAACTTCATTATCTCTTTTAAGAGGATTTATTATTTTTTCTATAATATTTAAAGGACAACAATCAAAATTTACTTTTCTATAATACCCATGCGGTACACGGATTCCGTCTTCGTGGGAAACTCCAGTTAAACAAATTCCTATTTTCATAATTTATCCTTTAATATTTTATTAATATATTTATCTCCGACTACAGATGGTGTCTTAATAACAAGTATACACGCATCTTCTAAACACTCAAATTGATTCTCTACATTTGGTTCAATTGTTATAATATCTCCAGAAGAAAATGTTTTACTTTGCATTTTTACTTCTCCAGAAACTACAATAGTGTATTCTGTGGCTATTTTGTGATAATGATTTTCGTCTTTATCTCCCTTTTTATAATACTTAACACCAATTTCTATGTCTTTCTTGTTGAATAAGCATGGAGAAAAATCACCAACTAGCCAACCTTTAGTAAAATCTTTAATATTCATTTTTGTTTAAGGTAGGCATTAAGATCTTCAGGAGTACCAATTCCGTGCATCTTATCTACATAAAACGGAATAAGCATCTTTCTATCAGCAACATATTCGTTGTATACAGGAGCAATATAAAACTCATTGTTTACTCTAATGTTTTTATCGATCATTTGTTCTGCATATTTAACAAACTCTGATCCCTTTTTATACCAATAAATACCGCAAGTTGCAATATTTGAGATTGGATTCTTTTCTTGTAGTTCTGTTATAATACCACGAGAATTGACTTTAACAAAAGACCATTTAGGATGAACCGCATTGAATGTGAATACGATACCTTCAGCTGGGGTTAATGATTTTAGTAATTTGAAATTCTCTATAGAATATTCTAATACCTGATCAGAATTAGCAATCAGCAATTCTTCATCATCGTTTATTAAATGTTTCGCTAACAATGCAGTACAAGCTGCACCTTCGGTTAGGCCGTCAACTTCTACTATCTTAAATTTACCATTAGTAATTCTATCTAATGTGGTTTTTAAACCGCTATACTTTTGTAGATGTTCTTTGCGGACTAAGAAAATGTAAGTGGCATCAAAATCAAGATTTTCAACAACCACTTGAATCATTGGTTTGCCATCAACATCAATCAAAGGTTTTGGAAAAGTGTATCCTTCTTTGGCAAATCGACTACCTTCTCCTGCCATTGGAATTAATATTTTCATTCTGGCCTCTTATAACTGCTGTGTACGTATACGTCATCTTGGCGATTGATGCAGCCCATTAAATTTTGCATAATTTAATCATCCTAAAAAGATTTTGTTATTGTATCTATATTAACTTCACTAGTATTTTTCACAACTAAAAGATGTTTTGCTAAAGATGTCTTAGCTGCTTGTATTCCTTTTTCTGAATCCTCGACACATAAGACATGTGATGGATCTACTTTCAGTCTTTCAATAGCAAGATTATAACAATCAGGATGTGGTTTATTTTTAGTTACATCTTCGTTTGTTATTACAATATCCATATATTCTAGTTGGCCAGTAACTCGAAGCATCTCTTCTGCTGTCTCTCGAATTGAATTGGTAACACACCCTATTTTTATACCCTGATCTTTTAAAAATTTGTGGAGTTTAACCTTTTCTTCCATAATTTTAGCACTGGATTTAATTGTTTCCAATGTAAGGTCTTGTTTTAATCTATTGATTTTTTTGGATTCTTCTCCAGTTATTCCTAGCATTTCCAGCTTGACGTGAGTGGGCAAACCATTAAAGGTAGTCAGATGAGTGTCTCTGCTTATAGGAACGTGCCCAGACGCCCGTAATGCGCTATTAAGGGCTTCGTAATGCCAGTCGCAGGCGTCTACCAACACGCCATCCAAATCAAATAAAACCGCCTGTATCATACTCGGCCTCGGAATCCATCGTTCATGGCTAACCAGAGATATAATGCTTCTTTAGAAACATCAGGAGGAACGCCATCCATAAGAATTTGCATCCAATCTGAACCATATTTTTGTTGGAATCCTTCATGCATGTTCTTTCTAGCTAGTTGGATGAACTGACTTCCATCCATTGTTTGTTTTGTTTTTTCCTTATTTTTATACGAAGTAAACGGATCGTGAAAAATACCAACTTTATCTGAGATGTACGTTCTAAATCCATTTTTATGGAGTTGATACGGCATGTCGTAATCTAAGCCCCAGCCGTAAAAAAACCTGTTATCCAGGAAGTCTTCACCACATGCATTCCATGCTTCTGCAGAAATCATTGGGCATATAATTTCACAAAAACTTTCTTTACGAATTCCTCCGTCGCTTACCTTACCCAATCGGTTATGTGGTGGATAAATGTTAGATTGGTATGGAGCAATCTGTCCACAGTCTGGTAAAGCTTTCATATCGTGATATAGTGTACTGATTATATCAGAATCATCAATAAATTTGGCATCGTTCACAAAAAGCATGTACGCATCGTATTTTTCTCCGGTCTTGTATTTTAACACAGAATCAGCATACGATTTTAATAGATTAAATCCTCTGGTCATTCTACAGCCGTCAGAAACCCATAAAGTAATATATTTTGAAAAATTACCAATAGAAGATCCTGTTTCTATGACGTGTAAATCATAATCTACTCCTTTGGTTCTCTTCACTATTCCCTCACAAAGAGAATCAGTTAATTCCGGATAATTATGACTAACGACTAATACACACACTTTACTCATATCAATCTCCTAAAATTTCAAAGTTACTCGCCATATATTCCAATGCAATATTGTTTTTCTGGTTCAAGCAATTCTGCGTCTTTGTTTTGCATTTGTTTATCGTGCATACGGTTTGCTATTAACGGATCTTCTATGATTATTGGTAACCCGTATTTTACGTATAAACGCTTATACATTTCACAATCAATCAAAAGGGATAACTTTTCATCAAAGTACTCTTTTGTTTTCATGGTAAGAACGCTGGGAGAACTTATTGTGTTTGCTCCATGATGTATTTTATCGTGATAAAACGGAATAAGCCGATCGTACAACATATGAATTGATTTTGCGTGACCACAGCCACTAACCAGCCAAGTTTTGTCTTGGTTTAAATAAAAGGCTTTAGCTATCTTAGTCAAACCACCATCGTCTATAAAAAAATCATCTGCACACATTGGTTTTATTAGATCGCCAGTGCAGTGTTTTATTGCATTATTTAAATTGGAACCTATACTTCTTTTTAAATGTTTAGAGTCGAGATAAACAATATTCATCATTTCAGAATACACATCGACTATTTTTTTTGTTTTATCATCAGTACTTTGGTCGCTAATCACTACTTCATAATTAGCATAGTCTTGTTTTTTTATACTATTTAAGAGTTCAGAGATAAACAACCAACCCATCCCGTGGCATTCATAAGTAGGAACTGGTATAGAAATTTTCATGTTATTCAAAATTTGGATTTTGTAGTTCTTTAATACTGATAAACCGGATACCAGAGTCAATCAACTCTTGATTGTTCTTTTTAATTTCTTCGGCAAAATTCCAAGCCATAATCACAATAACTTCTGGTTTATTTTCTTTTAAACGCTCTTTAGAGTAAATTGGAATTTTTACTCCGGGTAGTATCTTGTTATGCTTTAGCTTATTGTCTTCAACAATATAATCAATATAATTAGTTCCTACCCCATAGTAGTTCAAAGACGTTGTTGCCTTTGCTGGTGATCCGTATCCAACAATACGATATCCCTTATCCTTTAATTTCTTTAGATTATTGTTTATATTTTGTTTTACTATTTTAATTTTATTAAAGAATTCATCGTATGTCTTGATATCCAATAAACCAAATTCTTTTTCGTTGTCTAGGAATTGTTGTACGCTCGGATCCATAACCGCATTTGCTCGCTTCACGTAAACACGAATAGAACCACCGTGGGTGTCAACGTGCTGTACTTTAACTACACGGAATCCTAGTTGTTTAAAGAAGTTACTAATAGAAGTAACGCTCCAATAACTAACGTGTTCGTGATAGATGTTATCAAAGGTCATGTCCTTGATTGTGTCTAGCAGATACTGTACCTCTATGATAAAACAACCATCGTCCTTCAGCATCTTGAACACATTTACAGCAATATCCTTTACTACATCCGAATGGGCAAATACGTTTGATGCAGTTACTAGATCTACTTTTCCGTATTTGTCCATAATTTGATCTGCTACTTTAGAATCAAAATATGCATTGATTGTTTCAATTCCGTTTTCATTAGCTAGTTTAGCCACGTTCACGGCAGGATCTACACCAACAATCTTAATTCCGGCTTCCTTGAAGGGCTTTAATCCTACACCATCGTTACTGCCAATGTCCACCACCACAGAATCAGAATTCATATTAAATTCTTTCATGTATAGCTCTGCAGCAGCTTTAAAGTGGTCTCTAAATGTTTTTGTAGTGGACGAAACGTAGAGATACGTATCAAACAATTTTTCTGGTGGGATTACGTACGAAAGCTGACAGTTGTGGCAGTGTTGGCAATATACCACGTCTAGAGGATACAGTTCGTCTTTGGCATTCATACTGTCTAATAGATTATTTGCGAGGGGAGAATCGCCCAATGAAACGATAGTCTTTAGGACCATATTACCACAGCATCTACATTCATTCTTTAACATTTTAATCTCTGCTTTCTCTTTTGCTATTAATGAGTATATTGTTGTAATTGTCTACAATATCTCTGTAAATTGTTTCTACCGTATCTGTAAATTTAAATCCGTAATCATGTTCAAATAGTGCACTTGAACAATTAAAACTATAATTTGTTTGAAAGGTATTATTAATTTCTAGATCACAACCAGTAATAGATTGTATGGCTTTACCAAAATCAATAATTTTTGAATTCAAAGAAACCAAATTATAAATTTTGTGTTTAATTTTATCTTGTGCCAATAAGGTACTGAATGCTCTGCACAAATCTGTAATACCAAGGACTGCTCTTAGTTTATCAGGATTGGATATGGTTATCTTATTGTTCTTAAACGCAGAGGCAGAAATAGAATTTAATAAATTTTCATTTCTAAAATTCTTAGAAAATCCACCAAGAGAACCGTATCTTAATCCTATTATATTTTTATTTGGATACAAGTTTACTATATTTTCATTACATATTTTGGTGTAGTCGTAATAATTGATCGCATTGGTTAACGGATCGGTTTCTATCATTACTTTATCACTGCTTCCGTATACTGCTGCCGTGCTACTGTATAATAATGTTTGATTGGTATCCAACTTTTCTAATAGTTTAATAAAATTAACAACATTATTTTCAAAGCATGGCATAAGTCCCTTTGAACACATGGCAACAGAAGAATGTGCGGCTAATAGGATAACGTGTGAAAAACTATTAATAAACTCTTTTGAGAGTGTATCGTAATTAGCTTCTATTGTTTCTTTGTATACTTTGCCGTACCAACACGTATCTACATTTGTTACATTATAATTTTCACTCAGTAAGTGCTCGTATAATCTAGATCCAATATAACCATTACCACCAATTAATAATATATTTTTCATGTATCACCCATTATAGTTATACGACGCATTCCTGTTTGTCAACACCATTTTGTTTTTATTTTCAATTAAACCGTCTACTATTGACTCTGGAGTTTCTTGGAATTCAAAAGAAAAATCTTTACTAAATTTATTAGAAGATAATGAAAAATTATATTTACTGGAAACAAGTTTTTCATTAATTTTTTGTTTATTGTATTGTTCTGGATCAACGACATTAAGCGGACAGTTTATTTTGTCAGAAACAATCTTAGCCATTTCTCCTGATGTTTTTGTAAAAGAACACATATTGTAAATGCCACCTGTGTTGTTTGAAGATGACATGATTGCCTTGATTCCTCTAACTAAATCGTTTGTGCCTATGATAGATCGCTTAGTATTAGGATTAAATAATAGTACTTGTCCTTCTTTCCAAGCGGTAGAACACATTGAATTCATCATAACGTCATCACGAAGAACTGGAGAATATCCATTAATTGTTCCTAAACGCAGACCAAAGATCCTTCCCTGGTGCTTGGAAGTTAAGTAGTATTCATCAATCATTTGTTTTGTCATATCATACATGTTATATGGCGAATCAAGTTCTGTGGTTTCGTCTGCGGAATCTAATTTACAGTTACCGTATACACTACCACTGCTAGCGTATATTAGTGTTTGATTTGGAGAGATTTTTTCTAATAGATTAACAAAATTTCTTACATTATTATTAAAAACACTGGCAGGATATAAATCACACATCCGTACACTTGAATGACCAGCTAATAAAACAATATGATCGAACTGTTTGATAAAAGTTTGATCTAATTCGTTATAATCAATCCTTATGTTATTAACTGGATTGTTTTCTGTGGTGAAGATGTTTAAATCTACCGATACAACATTCCCGGTTAGTTCATGGCATAATTTAGAACCAACATAACCATTACCACCAATAATTAATATATTTTCACTCATATTAGTCCTTAAATTTAATATTCTGTATCATTGTAACATTTTCGTTGGGATTATCGTGTATTTCACTGGTCTTTGCAGTTTCTGCTAGTTCTACCTGCAGATACTTTGGACACAGCCGAGATTCCATAGAAAGCTTAAAAAGATCTACACCAATTGGTGCTTTTTGTGTACATCTTGCAATATAATTGTCTGCAGGAAATAATAATCCAAATTGTTCAAACGGTTTTATAAATTTTTCAGCACCAGACCTAGTAACAATATAGCCTGTTGTTCCTTCTATGATCTGCCAGTAATGAACATTTTGTGTTGCTACTAAACTGAGATCGTTAGTTAAATTGTTAAATGGTATTTTACCGTTAACAAAGTTTGGAGAGTTTCTTTGACAGAAGACTATATCAATTCCATCTAATTTTTCATTATTTAAAAAATAATTTAATGTATCATTATTAAATAAAACTTTAGCATCGTCTTCTAAAATAAAATAAGCGTCATAATCGCTGCTCAACAATTCCTTCCATAAGCAATAATGACTGTACATGCAGCCCACTTCACCAATCTTCATCCAACCACGATTTTTAAAAGAATCGCCAAAATTGTTGTCAAAATTTATAGAAGCACAAAAATTTTTATGACAGAACGTTCCGTCATTTCTTTGAATGTTATCTTTGTCTGCAGCTTCAAAGAAAGTAAAAGGAATATTTTTTGATTCTAAGTCTTGTTGAATAGTTGGTCTTCGGTTTGAAGTTTTTCTACTAATAACATTTACTTTTATTTTATTCATGATATAATCAGTTCCAATAAAGAATCATCAGCCATTTTTAATTGTTTTAAAGCATCAAGATTGTTCTTAGCTGCTTGTATTTTATTTAGGTACAACTCCGGAGAGAGAGAATCAAAAATGTCTGTTTCTTTGCCCATCTCTAAAAATATGATTCCATCTTGGTCAAAAATATCAGGGAGTTGTTTTGTTCCTTGATAAATTGGTATTGTTCCTGTAGCAAAACAGTCGGTCAACTTTTCTGTCCAATAAGAATCGTATTCTCCGTTTTCAATTACTACACTAAACATATAATCTTTAACACCATTCAGCTTCGTATTCCATGGATTGTGTGGATCTACAACGGTTCTTGGGGTTCCGTGTGCACCACCAAAAACACTAAATTCAGCATCAAGTGCAAGTCTGGCAATATGATGACGGTATACATGGCCTCCTGTTATCTTTTTAGGCGAACAAAACATTGAACATAATTTATTTTTATCGTATAATGCCCAATCGCTTTGTTTGACCCAAGGATAATTACTACCGTTTGGGCAAAACGCAAAGTTTGAATTTAGTTTTATTAAATCTTTATCGCAGGTAAATATTTTATTATAATAATTTTCAAATAATATTTTATGGTTTTGTACCAAAAAATCATAAACATTTGGAACTATAAACCTGGACTCACATATCCAACCGTATCGTTTTTCTTTAGGAAAAGACGGATCTGGCTGTACTAATAGACCACGATCAATATGAACATCATAGTCACCAAGTTCCAGTGTCCAATCAAATGCTGTTGGTTTTAGATTAGAACAAGACGAATAATTTACATCAAACGGACAACCTATTCCTCTTACTTTGTACCTGGGCTTTGCCATGCTATTAATTCCTCGTTCATTCCTAATTTTTTAAGTGCTTCTTTTTTAGAGTCCACATCAGCTAGACCCATAACGATTACAGAATTTTTATCTTCCTGACCTGGCCATACACAATATTCAGGTCCAATAAATCTCATATTAAACCCTTCTTTTTGATAAAATGAATGTAAAATGCCAATAAGAGCTTCGTGATCAAACCATTGACCATTATTTGCCATTTGCTTGGCCATAAAAGTCCAGTGTTGAAGAAAATCCAATACCTTTGAATTAAAATCTAAATAAATTGGTGATGCTTTTGCAGCATGTAATTTGTTTGTAGAACACGCAACTACAACATCTGCGGATCCTTGAAATCTGTCAAAAATATCTAAAGATTTGCGAACATCAGAATCTATATCTAGCCACACCACTGGTTTTTGTTTTTGAATTAATAGTTGGTATATAAATTGTGGCTTACTTAAGCAATTTTGTTGATAAGAACCGAGCGATTCCTTATATCTAAGATCATAAGGTATGCCAAGATTCTTTAATTGCTCTGATAATCTTTTAGCATGATCACTATAATAGGTTTTGCCGTCTATATCACTAAAAAAAGAAATCACTTCGGTTTGCATAATTAAGAGTTTCCTATATGGTATTTAGGCACCAGTTGCCATTCTTTCTTTTCTTTATGAGGAATAATTTTTAATTGAGCCAAAGAAATAATTGGTTCTTTGTACTCGTCTGGATCCACAGCTTCTACTAGTCCCCATTCTACCAGAAGCTTTACAATCATGTTACGTCGGCCAAGATCTGTATCGTCTATATCGGTTTCTAGTCCGTCTAGATCAAGCATCTCTTTAAAATGCATGATTGCGTATCTGCCACGTTTGTGGAGAATATGACAACTTTGATATAGCTTTTTTTCTTTCTTGGACGACACACCCATTCGGGTAAGGGTCTCTTTTACCTTGAGAAAATCGTCTTTAGATTTTAGTTTGATTTCAACTCCAAGGCCATCAAAAATATCTTCGTTTTCCATTATATTCCGCTTTCATTAAAAAATTCAGTAATACGGAATTATTTAGGATTTTTAGTATTTGTGCCACCTTGATCTAAAATAGAAAAAATTTCATCCCAATCTTCTTGTTTGATCAGGTCTACTACTTGTTTTGCCTTGGTGTGAGAGTATCCGTATAAGGTCTTTAAAGCGTCTATACGGTCATTAGACTCGTCCTTGATCCACTTACTGAATCTCTTACGGGGCCGAACTGATATCCGTAAAAAATCAAACTGCATCTTCTTATCCAAACCGGATAGACGATTCATCTCATTGGCTAAAAAGATGGTGTCTGAGAAATAAGAAAGACCTCGGTTGGCAAGAAATGGAATATATTCTCGTTCGCAACCAGGATCTTCATCCATCAAAGAAATCTTGGTTTGATTTATGGAATTTAAAAAGTCAAACGGCTTCATTCTTTAAATCCGCAATTCATCATTAGTTCCACCATGAATGCACACAGATTGATCTCTTGATCCGCCACAAACGCTGTCTTGTACTGGTATTCACCAATGATAACCACCGCTTGAGGGATGCTGGCAGGCTCTAGGAACTCGTATAAGCCATCGTAGACCTTCCTAAAGATGTCTTGGGGGCTGTTGTCTAGGTTGTTGGCTATCCACTTACGGATCTCTGTGAAGTTCTTGATCTTCAAGAACCCCATGAGTTCCTTAACATTCAGTTCTCCAGCAGTACTTAAAATTCCAATATCAATAGTACCTGCGGCAGAGTATCGCTGAAGTTCATTTAGGGTTCGTCTAAAATCCGGAAAATACTTGACTACAACCTTAGATAGCACCTTGTTGTCGTATTCAATGCCTTCTTCTTCCAAAATGCCTTGGCAGCGTTCCAAGAACTGTTTAGCTAGTTCTGGACGTTCCTTGGTTGGAAAGTTAAAGTCAATAACTGTACAACGAGAATGAATTGGTTCAATAATTCGATTCTTGTAGTTACAGGTTAAGATAAACCGACAAGTCTTGGCAAACTCCTCAATGGCTCCACGGAGGGCTGGCTGGATACTTTGGGCGTTAGAGTAATCAAACTCGTCCAAAATTACAATCTTTTGCTTGGCGTCTTCAGACAAAGAAACCGTACTGGCAAACTGCCTGATCTTGGTTCGTAGAGTATCGATATTACCATCTTCCGAACAGTTGATCAGGATATAGTCTGCACCCAATTGAGTACAGAGAGCACGAGCAACCGTGGTCTTACCCATACCCGGCTTGCCTGCTAGCAGTAGATTAGGACACTCCCCGGATTGAACAATACTATTAAAAGTATCCTTGAGGCTCTTGGGCAGAACACAATCATCAATGATTGCTGGACGATACTTTTCTACCAGCAGACCAACTGAATTGTTTGATGTTAGCATTTTATTCCTTATAAGTGCTGGTTGCGTCCATAGCAACCCAGTAAGTCAGGGGACGGCTGGCGTGAGTAAACTGACCAATCACATTCTTGGACAGGGCCACATGATAATCGCCGTCAAACATCTTCATGTTCTCTAACTTGAAGTTGAACGAGAAGTCTGCTTGATCCTTGTTGTCTCCAACACGAATAGAGAATACGTTGCAGGTTGGATCCTTGAGGTCCTTGACCACTGCAAGCACGGCATCATCATCAGACACAAAGCAAAGGTCTGGGTTTTGTAGAACTGCACCTGCACGAGACAGTTCGCGGAAATCATCACTGGTCAGATCAAACTCAACCACAGCATCAATCTTCTTAATACTCTTGGTTGGATAAGACAGCAGCTTGGGATCTGAATAAAAGTACTTAACCTTGGAACCACTTGCTCCAGTAATAGTCATGTACTTATCATCAAAAATAAACTCTGGATCTTGAAACAGCGAAACCACGCCCAGCAGCTTGTTGAGATCCCAGATACCAAACTCAGTATCAAAAGATTCCTCGACCTCGACTTCCGCCATGATATTCTTGGTGGGAGACATGGTTGTGATCTTTGATCCGGGCTTTACGTACAGATTAGAGTTAATACCACTAAAATTCTTAAGAATGTTTAGGGTGTCCTTAGAAATTGTTGTTGTTGCTTTAGTCATAATATATGATTCCTTTATTTTGTATAACAAACATTACCACAGCAATTAAATTCACTTTCAGTATTTTCTGTATAACCAAAAGAAATTAGATGTTGTTTTGTATTTTCGTATTTTTGTCCTTCAGTAAATGGTCCATCAGTATGGGTGTGTTCAAAAATAATATTTTTTATATCAAAATATGAAAAATTTGTATTTAATAAAATATCACAATCATGTCCTTCAGTGTCAATAAAAAGATATTCTATTTCTTTTTGTTTAATAATAAAATTTATTAAAGTATTTAAATCAACACAAGGAACTATAATTTTATAGATAAATTCTGCAGGATTTCCATGCACGATTAAATGATTATAATCAACAGAAGCATGTTGATTATTTCCACCATGTTGTCTGTTACAAAATAACTCTAAATAACCATTTGTGTGAGATATTGCAAAATTAAATATATTTTTATTTGATGTAAATGAATATGCAGTTTCTATAAGAGGATTTGAATCTTTTACTGGTTCCACCAAATACACAAAATAATCATTTGGTGTTTTAGCTACAAAATCTCTAACATGATCTTCTGCATTTGCTACGCCTATTTGTATAATTGTTTTCATAATATAAAGTTCCTTTTATTGTTCAAATCGTTCAAAATTTTCAAAGTCACCATCATCGGATGAGTGACCGTGCTTTAAATCGTTCAGCCATTGTTGTTGATTTGGCTTGCGTGGACGCTTCTTTCGCTTTTGCTTTCGTTCCTTTTGTTCGCGCTTCCAACGCTCGTATTCAGATTCGGGTTCAGGAGTGTACATCAAAATTCCTCTAGATGCGGCATAAGAGTCTTAAGTTTATGGTCCATAAAATACTGGAGCAGCTTTTCTCTGCCCTTTCCTTGTTGTGATTGATACGTTTCTAGGATCTTGTCTTGAAGATCTTGTGGAATATTATTCATGTCAATAAGAGTACTGTTCCTGATGTATTTAGGATCCTCAAAAAATGAAGAGTTTTCCGAATCTTTCTTTAGTTGATCGATCCTCTTTTGAGTCATTCGGACCTGTCGCTTACCGTCCGTAACAAAAGTATCATCGTCACTAAGCATATTAGGCACACCATCACTTGAATCACCTCCAATAATATGTTCAAAAAGAACCCCACGAGGATCTTCA